TCGCTACATCAGCTCCTATAGCGGCTACAGCACCTATAGCAGCAGCTCCTAGAGGATTGCTTACCCTACTAGCTATACCTTCTATAGCCCTTGGAGCAACCGCTCCTAGAACACTGCTAACCAAACTTCTCTCAGCCGCTTCTACGTCAAAACCTAGAGCTTTACTTACAACAGGTTGGGCAAATGCCCCAAAGATCCCCGCAACTCTACTACCTGTTAAAGAGCCAGCGAGAGAGCTTATATTCTGTAGGCTCGCAGTTCGAAATGAGGTTGCAAAACCAGCAAGTCCTGTACCCTCATCTAAGGCTGTCTCAGCGGGGGTGGCGGCCAAGCCTATCAAGGCACCAGCCACAGGGTTAACGAATCCTACAGCGAAGCCCAGGGCCTCTAAAGCAGCTTCTGCAGGGTCTTCACGAACTGACTCAAAGAACCCTAGAGATTTCCTAGCAGCCTTGCCTAAACCAGCTAACTCTCCTGCCCGTGCCCCTGAAGGGTCAATGCCAAAAGAGGGAGAGAAGTTGGCTCGTGTACTACTAAAAGAAAAAGAGGGTGTAGCTCCTGTTGAAAAGGCACTGCCTTCGTCAATGGATCTTGTAATCCCTGGGAGTCCGGCAGCTGCTGATTCTCTTGCAGACCTAGCCCGTCCTTGCTCAGCCCTCTCAGAGGTTACTAAGTTTCCTTGTCGGTCTCGGAGTTTTCCAAACTTGGTGGCGATACCTCTATCACCACCCCTACCTCCAATATCTCCCCCAGTATTACCTCCCCTTCCTCCACCCCCTTTGCCGGGGCCTTCTGTCCCTTCATTACGGGCCATCTTCGTCTCCTAAATAGGGTATTATTATAACATAAGGTTGTGGTTTGTCAAGGACTACACCCAAGCCCTGGCAATAAATCTCCAACTTGTATTGACTAGCGCTGTTATGGTGCCAGTTGTCTTGTTTAGTATCGAGAAAGGTTGTGCAAGTCCACCCATACGTATACTAAGGTTTGTAGCATCTAGGGTTGCTGCGATACCTACACTTAATGCACCGTCAACTGAGTTATTAACTACAACCTCATCCCCTATAGAATAGCCATTATCTGCCACTTTACAGATAAGGCGAAACTGAACCAATGTAGGCATAGATCCAAGACTATGTGCTAAGGTGAGTAGACCGGCAGAAGTTATAGTCTGTTCTGTGGAGAGAAAGGATTGGGAAAAAACTCCAGTAGTTGTAGCCGCTGCGAGTGTTGCAGGTGTTACAGCTCGTACAGCATCTGTACCAGTATCCACCTCTGCTTGTGTGGCTAATTCGATAATACCGGGAACAGTTAAGGTTGCGGCTACCTCTGCTGTAGCACCAGTCTCGATTCCAGAGAGCTTAGTCTGTTCAGCATCTGAGAACTCATTAGTATCGGCATTCAGTTCGTATGCAGTTTTGATCTCAGCATTGGTTTGATCAGCCGTTGCTGCAGCCTCTATACCAGCTAGTTTAGTAAACTGGGCATCTGTAAAGGCGCTAACCTCAGCTTGGTAAGCTGTCTTAATCTCAGCACCTGTTTGGTCAGCCGTGGCGGAAGTCTCAATGCCCCCTAACTTAGTAAACTGGGCATCTGTGAAAGCATTAGGCTCGGCTTGATATGCTGTCTTAATCTGTGCCCCTGTTTGGTCAGCTGTGGCTGCCGTTTCAATACCTGCCAATTTAGTCTGTTCAGCATCTGAGAACTCATTAGTATCGGCGTTAAGTTCATAAGCTGTTTTGATTTCAGCATTGGTCTGATCAGCTGTGGCTGCTGCCTCAACACTATCCAACTTAGTGCCATCTACAGAAAGATCTCGTCCATCAACTGTGGCCAGAGCAGCTAGAGTTACATTACCTGCTGTTAAGACAACATCCCCAGCAGTTGCAACTATATCTCCAGCAGTGGCAGTGATATCTCCAGTAGTTGCAGTGACGCCTACGTCAGCCGTAAGAACACCAGTCACCTGATGAGTACCAGTAGTCTTAGCGCCTCCCGCAACAACCTCCACCTTATCTGTGCCTGTTGTGTCAGAGATGAGAGGCACTGGTGCCCCCTCTGCTGCTATGCCACTGTGGGTGTGTCCCGTTGCTGCGTTAAACACTGCAACGAGGCGATCAAACTCATTGTTTGCATGAGCCGCCTCAATAACATCTCCGTCAATAAACACTTCCTGACGTGTGTATTCTGTCATACCAATCTCTCCTATTGCCTACCGTCTACGAAGTATGTTACGGCCAAGCCTTGTATTGAAAACCTTTTAGATCCAGTTGCTACAATCTTTATATTAAGGGTGGCGCCACTACCACTAACATCCAGGTCAACAAAAGAGGTACGTGCCCTGCCGTAAATGCCTGTGCCATAGACAGAAGTGCCATACGTAGCTGAAGTGCCTGGAGATGTGGCAAGATATACAGCCGGACTTGGAGCCATTACTGGAGAGCCATTGTCAAATGTAAGTTTTACAGAGTAGCTGTAGTCATTAGCGGAAGTGGTGTATACCCTAATCTTGTGGAGCCCTTTACGAATAAAAGGATCTCCCAAGTGGATCTCAGGTGTTTGGTAAACTGATATGATATCTACACCATCGAACAAGTCTGATGTATTGTGTTGGTATACAATATCGTCTTGACTGACATGATAAGATACTTCCACTCCTGAGGTGTCGTAGAAGGTGTCTACGTCATATACTGGAAGGCCTTTATACTGACACCACTCCCACCTTAATCCACCTTCACCCCCCTTCAGGACTCCACCAATACCTATCTGTTTGGCAGCTGCAACTCCCGGTTGAAAGAAGAAGAGTCTATAGTTATTGCGATTACGAATCACTGTAGAGGATACGGTGAAAACGCCGAGGTTTAGGATTATGCTATTCAAGATTGGATTGACTAGGCGGGAAAGAGTTCCCAACTCTGTATCATCAATCCTGGAGGTTCCAGCTATGGTCCTAATACCGTCAGGGGCTAGGAATACCAAGTCTCCCCCAACCTCTTGTACACTCTCTCCAGCCAGGCAACCTATATTACGTGTGACATCCTGTACAACCTGTTGTGTAGCATTACCCAGACTAATCACCTGACTAATACTATTACGTCCGAAGAGGATGAGGTTTTTACGGAAGCCCTTAGCCCACACTAACTCATCTGCATTATCTAGCGATCCGCCGTTCAGGAAGTCGATAGGCTTATACAGGTCGCTATAGTGTATGAGAGTTTTATCTGTGGGGAAACCTCCAGCCACCACCCTATCGTTATGGACCTCTACGAATGTAGGAAACAGGAGAGTAGCTGCTGGCCAATCTGCTGCTATAGTATCTTGATACTTATATTCTGTGGTGCCTGCATTATCCCTAATCACCAGACGACTGAGGGGGTTTGTCCCAATTGTATCAACAAGGATGAGTTCTAGTTCTGTTCCATTATGATATGTTGCATAGCGATATTGTTCGCTATTAGTGGTAGTCCTGGGGAGATCTGCCCTACCAGCTAAGACTGCAGCTGTATCAAAGCCTCCTAGGGTATCCCTATTCACCTGAACCCAAGTAATGCCATCTGAAGAGAAATATACAGAACCTCCCTTAGTGACTATAGATCCGTCAAAGTATGCCTTGGTGGATGTCACCTTAGCTGCCACAACACCTCCAGGAGCTGCTGTACCAAACTTAGTAAACCCACTCACCTGCTCATATCCAGAGAGGAGGGCGGGTTCTACATTCTCCAGAGCAACTGCAAACCCTGGACGTTCAAACAACTCTATGTCACTGGAGACAGCATCTAAGCCTCCTTCACTCTTCAGTAAGAAAGTCTTCTCTTCACTAGCCATAAGTCCTCCTTATAGAAATCTCATCCGTACTGCCTCTACATGTGTGAGACGCTCAATCATCCGATTAACACCCTGAACATAATCCTTATTAGCTCTACCTGCCTGAGGCATGTTCTCCTTAAAGTTCCACAAGTAATACCTAGCTCTAGCTACGAGTACATTGAAGTATTGGTCAGGAAATGGGAGAGTATCTGTCTCAGCAACCAGGAGGGTTGCATGGTTCCAGGAATGGAAGGATATGGTGTACACTTTATCAGGAACTGGAGAGAGTCCAAAGACGTTCTTCTCATCTGTCCTAATTACGCATAAGGGAACCCCTTCAGAGTTGCCCTGCTGGTCTTGAGAGCGGAACTTATCATTCCACTCATCATAAGAAATCTGCTCAATGTGTTGCTCTAAATCTGCACCATCATTGATAAAGAATGTGTCAAAGTCCACCTCTAAGTAGGGGTCATCATCACCCACGATAGTCTTAAACTCGTACCACTGCGTGCCATCAACTGTAGGCACTGTCTGAGGGGTAGAAATAACCCCAGTTTTTAGCCACTCCCACTGCCCACTTGCATTAGCAATGTCCATCAGAGACCTATTGATGGCCTCCTTTACAAAGGCTTGGATTCCTCTTGGGTTGGCAAAACCACTCCCCGTAGAGACAGGAACCTCGTTGGAATCTTGAAGAACTATATTGATAAGTTCCAAGAAAGTCTTAGCCATACTTTTCTCCAGAAACAAAAAAGGGGAATGAGGAAATCCCCATTCCCCTTTAGGGTGTCACCTTAAGCTAGATTACGCAAAGGTGAGGTGAGCTACTGCCAGACTTTCAGGACGTACAACAGAGCGAGCATATACGTGTAGTCCACGTACAACATCTGCAAAGGTGGACTGAGAACGGAAGGTCTCGGTGTTGGTGATTGCGGAAGCGGTTGCTACAGCACTCATGTGACCAGCCATCAAGATGTCTGCGCCAACTACCGGAGTACCACCTGTGGAGGTGTAGGTAGGAGCGTTGTTGGTCTTGTGCAGACGGAAGCCACGAAGAGGATGAGGCATCACCAAACCATTCTTCAAGGAGTTGCCTTGACCGTTGAAGTCGGTGTTCAGGATGTCACTACCAGCCTTAACCAGAGCCTCCAGGAACTTAGGAGACACTACCAACCAGCGACCTTCCTGGGGAACTTCCTGCTCATCCAGCAAACGAGCCATCTGAGATACCAGATCCAGAGGATTGGTCTCACCAGCACCAAAACCTACAGTCAGGATATTGGCAGTGGTTTGATCGTTCACTTGGTTAGCAGCCAGAGATTGAGCTGCCATAAAGGTGAGCACCTCTTTATCAAAGGCGTTCATCAGGGAGTAAGCACCACTAGAAGTGGCCAGCTCTTTCCAGTTAACGTGGGCCAGCTTAGCTTCCAGGTCATCAACTTGGAAGGAGAACTCGTTAGCTTGGTCGATGGTGAGGGTCAGCTCATTATCTACCAGGGCTTGAGGAGTGAGGGTGGCACCACGAGTGTAGGAGTTTACAGTGATTGTAGGCTCTTTGATGACTCGAACTGTATCACCGAAAGCTGCAATCTCACCCAGATAATCGTTGTTAGTAATACCTTCGACGACGGAAGCCGTACGGAAGAACTTTAGGGCCTTTTGAGAGTAGATGGTGGCCAACCAATTGCCTGTACCACCACTAGGGCCGCCAAAGTTAGTACTACCTGCACCAGCAAAATTAGACATTGTTTATTCCTTATGAATTCATATCAACACGACCTTCGTCCCAAGCCTGATCAATCTCGTCTTCCAGCTTCTCATATTGTTTAGGAGAGAGAGATTTAATTTCACTACCTTTCCAAACCTTCTTCCCCTCTGGGGTGCCTTGGCTTGATCCGGTATTCACTGCGTCAGCAGCGGAAGCGGCTTGGTTTGAAGAATTAGTTTTAGAGCCAGTCGCCTGCGCCTTATACATATCAAGGATAGCATTTGCGAGCCTAGCGTTATCGGAGTTCCGATAAATACCATCTTGGATTGCTGAGTCTTGCCCAGTAGCCCAAATACGAAACTCCGGGGAGTTTACAACTTCTGCAAAATCGGGGTGAGCTTTCAAGATAGCTTCCCGAGCCAAATCTGATTTGGTCTTCTGGTTGTCCTGTGACAACTCTTCAACCTTGTCCGTGACATCAGCACTACGGCTTTGAGCACGTTGGTCGGAGACCGATAAAATCATGTTGAAGAGGGCTGGATTCTCTAGCCTGAACGCTTCCATCTCCTCGGGAGTGGAAGGGGGCACAAACATAGAGGCTTTAGCCCCTTTCAGGTCAGTACGCAGCTTGGCTGTTTCCCGATCATGAAAAGATTGTAAATCTTTGTAACGCTTCTCCCAATCAGTTGCTTGAGATGTACCAACTTGGGTGACACTAGAATCGACCTTCTGTGCGCCAGAGGTGGCTTCTGCTGAACTGCTGTTTGTTGCGAGTAAACTGGACATAAAAGTAATTCCTTAAGTCTGAAGAAAGTGAGAGGTATTTAGCCTTCCCAACCAGACTACTATAAGCTCTGGCTTTAGGTCGGCTAAGTTTCTCTTCACAGAGTTCAAGGTTAGATAGCTTTCAGGGGTAAGATTAGCTATTCTCTTTCCTGAATTGTCGGGCTTGATCGGGTAGTCTTATCAGAATGTCGAGTTCTGAAATTCTTCCTCTCAAGCGGTCGGACTTTTGCTGTGTATCTGCATTAATTAGGGCAGTTATACAGCGCTCTCGCTCAGAGAGCAGGAAGACCGCCAGGGCCTCCCACTCAGGGCGTAATACAGTTCGGTAGAGAGCTTTAGTATCATCAATCTCTGACATATTAAGCTCCCTGATCTGAACTGTTCAACCCTAACTCGTTGCCTGCACCCTCGTTATTGCCGGTGAAGCCAGGAGTTCCTGGTTGAGCTGTGCCTGGAGCAGCTCCTGGAGCACCTGTAGCTCCGGGTTGAGCACCAGCAGCTCCCATCGCACCCATTAAACGAGCATAGAT